GGTCATTTCCTCGGTTGGCACAATCCAATTGATCTGGCTTGCCTGAACGCTGTGACCAACGAATGAGAACCAATCCAGCTTACTCCAAGCGCCCGCGTCCTTAATGGCTTTGATGAGTGTGTTGATGTGTCCTTCGCGGGTGCTGTCCGGCGCAACCGTCATTTCCGCAATCAAAGCATCCGTCTCGGCTTCGTTGCCGCCACCGGACGTGACCGTGCCGTCTGACGAAGATGTGAAATCATCCATGGTCGCAGAGGCGTCTGCTACGATGTCCAGGTCAGCCGATGACACAGAGGTGAAGGCGTCGATGGTTGACGATGCGTCCGCTTCGATTGACAAATCCGCATCTGAGGTTGACGAGAAGTCTTGAATGGTTGCCGCTGCCGTGGCAGTCAAATCACCTTGTCCTCCAGAGGACGCCCCCGTGAAGTCAGCCATGACAGCGGCATGAACACCCTCAATCGACAAAACGGCATCAGCAACCGCTGTGAAGGCGTCCAAAGTGGCGGAGGCGTCGGCCTCCAGAACCGGCTCGGCAGTCGCCGCTCCAGTGAAATCAACAATCTGTGTCGTCTGGTCTCCAGTGATCAGCACGTCGCCTTGACCAGCGCCCGTGAAGTTCTCCATGATCACATCAGCGTCACCCTGATTGCTGGAGCTGCCAGATGCAGACGAGGTGAAGTTTTCGAGCGTAGCGGCCGCATCAGCGGTCAGGCTTTGCCCGCCGGTTGCCGAGCCTGTGAAGTCCGCCATGGGAGCGCCAGCGTTCGCTTCAATCGTCACCTCTGCGAGGCTTTCAACAGAGAAGGCGCTGATCAGCTGGACACTGGCATCTGCCGTGATCGGGAGAACCGCGCTCGCGGCGGAAACAAAGTCTTCGAGCGAGACGCTGGCATCCGCAGTTTCGACCAACCAAGCCACAGACGAGGAAGTGAAGTCTGACAGGGCGGCGGAAGCGTCGGCTGTGATGACGAGGACTTCGCCAACAGAAGAGGATGAGAATGTCACCGTTCCGGAAGCGTCCGCCGTGATAGCAGGGAGCGTGGCGGCGTCCATTGTCGTTGGTCTGCCGCGCCCCTCATAGATACCCTTTCCGGGGACCGTCTTCACGTTCGTGAGAACGAAATACTCTACCCCGCTCCGAACGATGTCGCCGGGTTGCGGCGTGATGCTCAAGTCCTTGCCCTGAATGATGACCATGCGATCATTCTCATCGATCCCGCCAACCGCTCTCAGGCGCTCGCTGTACTCCGTCACGAGGCCGCGCACGTCGATGGCGCCAAGCACCCGGACATTGCCGCCTCGACCATCTTCTGCATGGTTGTTCAGATAGAAGTACTGCAAATTCTCGAACAGGATTTCGCCGACACCGGCAATCTGGTCGCCGAGCCCCGCGAGAAGGTCTGGCGTGGCGGTGATCGTCGTAGCGAGATCGATACCCCAATCTGACGTGTCGCGATGCACTTCGCACTGATAGACGGCATTCGAGGGGACTGTTTCAACCGAGACGATCTTCCAGCTCTCACCATCAATGGCGACGTAGTCCTCGGCGCGCGGGACCTGGGGGATGTCTTTGCCCTGCAAGATCAGGAGGCGGGCATCTTCGGGGATCGAGCGCAGATAGCGCAGCTCGTCGGAGAAGTCCGTTACCTGCCCATTGGCCACATAGTTTTCGAATGTCGGTGTGAAGCCGCCCCGGCCATCAGATGTGCGGCCCGAAAAGCGACGAAGGGTGTACTCTTGGAAAAGCACACCCGCTGCACTGGCGATGATGTCAGGAAGGCGATCAAGAACGCTCATGGGGTCAGACCCTCACAAGCGGGACGCTCCGAATGCCTGAACTGGCAGTTCGAGTTTTGATCAATCCGACAAGCAGACGGTCAACGGCCTGCATCCTCTCACTCTCTCCGGGCTCGGATCCGCCCTCGAACTCAACCTCAACCGATCCGGCCTTGACCCTCTTCACTTCGGCTGCAGCATCGAGCGTCAAAATTCGACCGCCATTCGCCTTGGCGATAGCGGCTAGCTCGAATTGAGCGTGTTTGATTTTGTCAGGAATGGTTGAGCTACCGATAGACCGGCCCTCTCTGTCAACGACGCCGGTTCGAGGCCATGCGCCATCCTGAGAAGTTGAAGTGATGACACCCTCCCACTCGAAGGTGCCATCCATGTAATCGCGCGCGATGGTGAGATACCCGTCGATTGCTGCAACGCTATCTGCAGCAAACGGGTCTATTCCGCGACCAACGAAATAATCGTCCATCTCGGATTGGGTGCCGTATGTCCATTCACTGTTTGTGAGGATGATCCCAGTCATCGCGCGCTCCGGTTCGATTGGCCGTTAGGCTTTGGCCTTCAGGGTGGCGATAGCGCCCGTCATGACCGTTGCGACATCTTCGGAAGATTTCACATCAGCGGGATCAGCGATACCCATTCGAGCGGCGACATTCTTGGCCAGCTTGAGGCGGAGCTTCCACTCCATTTCCTCCCAATTGGCCGGGATTTCGAGTGGCGCGTCAGGATTGAGATCAGCCTCTCCTTCGCCTTCGCCCTCGCCTTCGCTGGAAGAGTTGCCCGTCTTGTCGTCGCCCGCACCCGTTTTGTCATCGCCGTCTTGGCCGTTTTCAGCGCCGTCAGCGCCCGTTTGATCTCCGGCTGGTGGGTCACCACCATCTGAGCCTTCATCGCCGCCCTCAGGCTGCTCTGGCGCAACTTCTTCATCAGTCTCGATGAGGTCGCCGTTGGGAGTGCTTTCGTCTTCGTATGCAGCCTTACCTTTGCTGCGAAGTTCCGCGACCGCCTCCTTCAGGGGCTTGCCACGAGAAACCAGATTGACGAGTGCAAGTGTAGCTTGTCGTGACATGGTATTTCCTTCGTGAGTTTAGGGGAGTGGGCGAGGCTCTAAGGGAGAAGCGCCTCGCCCGGTTTGGTCCCGTGTCATGCCGGGAGCCGGGTCGGTTAGTCGTTGACCTGGATGAACGACAATGGGATTTGCTTGCGAGCCCAGACGCGGTTCCAGTTGGTAGCCGTGGCCAGCTCAGCGAGCGTGGCGGACTGGCCTGCAACAGAAGCGTCTTCCCATGTGAAGCCGAACGGGTGGATCAGATCAGACCGGCGGGAATACAGGACTTCCTCACCGCCGCCGTTACCGGCATCTTCATTTCGATCCATCGCGGAAGGCGTTTTGACCGCACCCTCTGCCATGCCGAACGCGCCAGCGCCGAACATGATGCAGGTATAGGTGATGCGGTTCGAGCCAGCGACCGCCGGAAGGCTGTCATCCACGATCACGCGATAACCCAGATAGACCGGGATCGTGACCTCGGAGCGCGCACCCGGAATGAACTGGATCACGTTCTGGCGTTGCAGGCGTGTGAAGATGTTCGAGTGCATCGCAATGGCCGAAAGCTGGAAACCATGGTCGCCCATGGTTTGCTTCGCGCTAAGGACCACATCAGGCGAAATCCGCTCAGCATCAGCAACGGCCCCAGCACCATCGGTCGCAACAGTGGTGAGCATGTCACCGCTATCGTTCGCGACGTTATCGGCAAGGATACCCATGCACGACTGGATGACGCGACGCTCGTTCGAGGTAGCCCAATACTGACCGATTTTGGTCGTGATCGCGCCGGTCGGGTCTTGCAGGCCAAGCTCGATTGCGAGGTCCATGGTGGACCATGACTGGTTCTGCGATGCCAGACGATACTTCTGCTTCTCGCTCGACACTTTGTTTGGCGTCGAGGTGGTCGCTGGATTGTCAGAGCTGTAGTTCGGCTCAGGAGTGCCGAGGGGCTGCATGTTGGTGATCTCACCAATGTTGCCGCCTACGCCTGCCAGCTCATTCAGAAAATCTGATTGAACAGCGACGCCGCTCTCAAGGAACTTGTTCAGCTCAAGCTGCGCACGGGTTGTGAGGCCCGCAAAGGGAACCGGATTGTAGATGTCCGATAGTTGAACAGTGGCCATTGCTGGGCCTCCATAAATCGTGAGCGCTACGCTGCTTTCTGCCAGCCCATCTTGACCGCAAACTTCGCCGCTTTGGCAGGGTCTTCGGAAAGGAGCTTGGTGTAGTAAGCGCTTTGCTCGGTTGCTGTCATCTCTTCCGGCTTCTTGTCGTCGTCGGGAGAGCCTGCGCCGCCGGAGGCACCGCCGCCGGAAGCGTTATTGCGCATGAAGTATTTACCCTCATCGGTTTCACTCCACGCTTTAAGGAATTCACTGACCGGCTTACCATCGATCACGGCTTTGCCGTCTTCGATCTTAACCTGATCGCGGAACTTGGCCTCAACGAAACCCTTCACTTCCGGGGCAAGGTCAATCTGACCGACGCCATCCTTCAATGCAGTCTCTCGTCGCTCCTTAGCTAGTTCGGCCTTCAGAGTATCAGCCTCCTTGGCTTTGTCGGCGAGCAGTTTCTCATGCTCCCCGCGCGCCTTGGCGGCTTCCTCTTCGGCTTTCTTCTCGGCCTCTTCGTACTTGGCCAGCTTGTCTTCCGCAGCTTTGCGCTTTTCGCGCTCGGCCTTCGTCTCATCGAGCGCGGTGGATTTCATGCCCTTGAGAGCATCAATCTGATCCTGCAACTCTTTGAGTTTCTTGGCTGCGTCGCTATCCCCGCCCGGAGGTGTATCGTCGTCGCCATCAGCAAAACAAAGCCAAGGATGCCGCCCGGACATCCCATCTTCCATGTACCATTTCTTGTTACGAAAATTCATCGTGTTTCCCTCATGCGCCGCCCGGACGCATTAGTGTTGACCCAGCCGCCCGGACTGAGCCTCCGACCGGGACGGCCAGAGCTTTTGCGAAGGCATACGCTGCCCCCGAAACTTTTTTGAAAAAACCACTTGACTTCTTACGCTGCTCCCGTACTTTATCAGCATGGAAGCAAGGAAAGGCAAATCCATGGAACAGGCAACCGCCGCTCACATCGCTCAAGCCCTCGCAATCGTGTGGTTTATCGTCTTGGGACTGAG